CGGCGCGGGTCAGCACACGCCGCAGACGCTCCGCAACCTCGCGAACATCATGGCGAGCCACGAACGCCTCCTCGCCGACGCCCTCCAGCTCGACGCCGGCCGCGTGCACCGCTACTGCCGCACGGTCGACCCCGAGTTCCTGCGCCTCCTCAACAAAGAGAAGCCGCGCACCATGCAGGCGCTTTCGAACCTTTGGTACACCTCGCAGGGCGAAAGCTACGGACGCCACCAGCACTACAACGGCAGCCGCTACCATATGCTGAACCTGCACGCCACCTTCACGAAAGGCACGATCGAGTTCCGCCTCTTCCAGTTCGACACGCCGGACGGCGAGCGCAGGGGCGGCATCCACGCAGGGCAGCTCAAGAGCTACATCCAGCTTTGCCTGGCGCTCAGCCAGATGGCCTTGGCGGTCACGAAGGCGAGCCCGAAGGAACAGCAGAAGGAGAACCCCAAGTACGCGATGCGCACCTGGCTCCTCCGCCTCGGCTTTATCGGGGACGAATTCAAGACCGCCCGCGACTTCCTGACGAGGAACCTCGCAGGCGATACCGCCTTCCGCCACGGAAGATAACCTGCCGCAGGAGCTAGCCTCCTGCCACCTGAAGCCGCGAAAGCGGCCTTGAGGTGGTAGAAGGGTATCCCCTTCGGAAAGGAGAAACCAATCATGGAAAAGAAACTCTACATCGCCTACGGCAGCAACCTGAACCGCGCCCAGATGGCGTGGCGCTGCCCCGCCGCCCGCTTCGTCAAGACGGACGCCATCGAGGGCTACCGCCTGCTCTTTCGCGGAAGCAAGACCGGCTCCTACCTCACGGTCGAGCCGATGCCGGGGCGCTCGGTGCCCGTCGCGATCTGGGAGGTCACGCCCGAGGACGAGGCCGCGCTCGACCGCTACGAGGGCTACCCCGCCTTCTACGACAAGATCGAGGAAGAAAGCGGGCGCGGCTTCCTCTACGTGATGCAGCCGGGCCGCCCGCTCGGAAAGCCCTCCCTGCGCTACGTCGAAACGTGCCTCGCGGGCTACCGCGACATGGGCTTCGACGAGGACATCCTCTGGGAAGCCATTCGCGAAACCATCCGCGAGAGCCGGCGCTGAAGCCGCGCTGAACGAAGGCGGGATGCACCGCCGAACACCGAAAGGAGCCGCGAGGCTCCTCTCTTGTATACACACGAATCCGCTTGCTATTTCAGACCGTCAGAGTGATATATGTACATGCAAGAAGGAAACCACCCAGACACCTGAAAGGAGCAAACCACCATGAAACGCATCGACAAACTTCTCGCCATCATCGCAAGCACGCACATCGAGGCCATCCGCGAACACGGCGACCTCGACGGGCAGGCGACCATCGAGCTCACGACCGACGAGCTCAAGGCAGCCTTGAAGGATGCCCTCGAGACGGGCATCGAGCTCGGGCGCGGCTGAAGGAAAGGAGCGGATTCCCATGAAAACGAAAATCGAGAAACTCGACAACTTCTACCGCGCTGACGAGACGCCCACGGCGGAGCAGCTGAAAGACCTCGGCTTCAGCCCGGCTTTCGGATGGCACTACATCCAGAGCCGCATCGACGAGAACGAGGTCATCGACTTCAACGACTTCTTCGACAGCGACATCGAGGGCATCGCCCGCGACCTCAAGGCGAACGGCATCCACGCCTTCACGATTTCCCAGCAGGCAGCCCGCCTGCTCGACAAGGTCGACGCCTTCGCGAAGCACGGCGCGAAGCTCGAAGGCTTCACGAAAATCCATGACGGCTGCGGCGGCAAGATGCCCGCACTCAAAATGAGCATCTGATTCAAGGCGCGAGCCGAAATCAGCGGGGAGCCGAAAGGCTCCCTACCGCTTGTCACATCGCCGCCCTGCCGCGCCGTGTGGCCGCGTGTGCCGCCCGCTGGAAAGGCTGGCAGAGGAATGCCCGAGGCGTTGAGCAGGCCGCACACACGGGCGTGCGCCAGCAACTTGTATACACACGAAACCGCTTGCTATTTCCTCCCCGCAGAGTGATATATGTACTTGCCGAAGGGAACATGAACAAACACGAGGAGGAAACGAAAATGAAAAGCATCAAGAAGACCCTGGAACAGATCGCTTGCGACAACATCGTGACCGTCCGGATGCGCGGCGGCACCCTCGAAGCGCGGTACAACGACGAAGAGGATTTCCTCGACGTTTCGGTTTGCGAACTGGAGACGGCGCTGCGCAAGGCTTACGAGGCCGGCCGGGCGGCGGCGAAGAAGTAACCAGCCGAGCAACCACCCGGACGGGGGAAGGGCCTGCGGGCCCTTTCCTCGTCGCGCCGTTTGATTGTATACACACGAATCCGCTTGCTATTTCCGGCCCGCAGAGTGATATATAGACATGCAAGAAGGAAACACACCTGCGAAGCCTGAAAGGAGCAAACCACCATGTACACGCACGGAACCATCCAGATCGAAAACGAGACCTTCACCTACGACGCCAAGCACTTCGAGCTGCCCTCGGAGTACGGCATCGAGGGCGGGCGTATCAGCAAGCTCGGCATTCGCAAAGGGCGCGAGGTGGTGCTGAACTACGACCGGGGCTGGGTCATCGAGCCCGAGACCGAGGGCGCACAGCTGGCGCTCCTGGCCATCTGCCAGAAGCTGAACTGAACACGAAAGCACCCGAGCGGGCGGGGCCGAGAGGCCCTGCTTGCTCGTTCGAAAATAAAGCAGGCCGCTCGTCGGGCGGCTTTTTTGATGGAAAAATTTAGGAAGGACGATGGGATTTTGCGGAAGCTCGAAAATTATACGCCGACGCGCTTCATGCTACCAGACTCGCACTACGACAAGGGCGCGGCGGATTTCGCCGTGGCGTTCATCGAGAGCCTTTGCCACACGAAAGGGACGTGGGCGGGAAAGCCGTTCGATCTCATCGACTGGCAGGAACGCATCATCCGCGATTTGTTCGGCGTGCTGAAGCCGAACGGCTACCGCCAGTTCAACACGGCCTACATCGAGATTCCGAAGAAGCAGGGAAAAAGCGAGCTGGCCGCGGCCGTCGCGCTTTTGCTCTGCTGCGGTGACGGGGAGCAACGTGCCGAGGTATATGGCTGCGCGGCGGATCGGCAGCAGGCGAGCATCGTGTTCGAGGTCGCGGCGGACATGGTGCGAATGTGTCCGGCGCTTTCGCGGCGCGTGAAAATCCTCGCGTCGCAGAAGCGCATGATGTACCTCCCGACGAACAGCTTTTACCAAGTCCTCTCCGCCGAGGCGTATTCGAAGCACGGCTTCAACGTCCACGGCGTAGTGTTCGACGAGCTCCACACGCAGCCGAACCGGAAGCTCTTCGACGTCATGACGAAAGGCTCGGGCGATGCCCGGATGCAGCCGCTGTATTTCCTCATCACGACGGCGGGGACGGACACGCAGTCCATCTGCTACGAGACACACCAGAAAGCGCAGGACATCCTCGAAGGGCGCAAGCACGACCCGACGTTTTACCCGGTCATCTATGGTGCGCCGAGCGAGGCCGACTGGACGGCTCCCGAGGTGTGGGCGAAAGCGAATCCGTCGCTCGGCATCACGATCGGGCTCGACAAGGTGCAGGCGGCGTGCGAGTCGGCGAAGCAGAATCCCGGCGAGGAGAACGCTTTCAGGCAGCTCCGCTTGAACCAATGGGTGAAGCAGAGCATCCGTTGGATGCCAATGGCAAAATGGGATGCGTGCGCGTTTCCCGTCGATGAAAAGGCGCTCGAAGGGCGCGTCTGCTACGGCGGGCTCGACCTTTCGTCAACGACAGACATCACGGCGTTCGTGCTCGTGTTCCCGCCGCGCGCGGAGGACGAGCGATTCGTCGTGCTGCCGTATTTCTGGATTCCCGAGGAAAACGTCGACCTGCGCGTGCGGCGCGACCACGTCCCGTACGACACCTGGCAGCGGCAGGGCTTCCTCCAAACGACGGAAGGGAACGTCGTGCATTACGGTTTCATCGAGCAATTCATCGGGCGGCTCGGCGAACGCTTCCACATCCGCGAGATCGCGTTCGACCGCTGGGGCGCGGTGCAGATGGTGCAGAACCTCGAGGGCATGGGCTTCACCGTCGTGCCGTTCGGACAAGGCTTCGCGTCGATGTCCCCGCCGACGAAAGAGCTCATGAAGCTCGTCCTCGAGCAGCGCATCGCCCACGGCGGGCATCCCGTCCTGCGATGGAACATGGACAACATCTTCATCCGCACCGACCCGGCCGGCAACATCAAGGCCGACAAGCAAAAGTCAACAGAAAAAATCGACGGAGCCATCGCGCTCATCATGGCGCTCGACCGCGCCATCCGCTGCGGCAACGAGGACGGCGAGAGCGTGTACGACAAGCGGGGCGTCGTGGTGCTTTGAGGGCATGAAAAAAGCCGCCTCGGCGGGCGGCTCAAAGTTTTGCAGGAGGAATGGGGATGATTTCTCGTGACAGGATGTTCTTGAATTCTTGGTTTTCCTGGTACCGTGTCGGACGATGGTCTTTTTCCGTAAACGGGATGAACGACAGGGGCGTATAAATATCGTTCTCTCGTTGTTCTTTGGAAAGAAAGAGGTTCAGATACAAATCGAGTTCGTGATCGAAAAGCAGGATGCTTGCATGAATCTTCGTGGACGGGGTGACGCGATCGGGATAAAAGCGATACAGGTTGCCGTTCATGAGCAGGGCATCCATGTGGTCGAGAAAACGGATGCGATTGCGGATGTAGCCATACTGGCGCTTGTCCATGGTTTTCAAGGTCTTGAGCGTGATTTTTTCGCTTTGGATGCGCCGATAGCCCTTGAGCCCGAGGAACGGGCGCTCCTTCGTGATATGCTGGATGCCGAGCAGATGGCAGAAAGATTCTCGGTAAAAGTACACTTTGATGGTTTCGCCGGTAGCCAGGTGGTAAGCGAAATAACGGTCGCAAAGCGTGGAACTGTAGTAGTCTTGCAATTCTTTCAGCGTGAGCATCGAAATCCGTCCTCGTTTGTGGGGGAAAATAAAAAGGAGACGCAAATGCGTCTCCCTGGATGAGCAGCGGTGAATACCCCTACCTTCACCGACGGTCGACTCCGTTGGATGTTTAACGTCCCCAACGGAAGGGAAGGCTGCAGCTGCTCGTAGCAACCATATCTTTGTTTTTAGTATAGTCGTTTGAGGGGCAAAAATCAATCTTTTTTTGTGAATCGCAGCGTGAGTATACACGCGGAATCGCTTGCTATTCGTGTGCTTTAGAGTGATATATAGACATGCCGAAGGGAACAGAGACACACGAACAGGAGGAGATTCAAATGACCAGACAGGAACTCAACAGCATCATCGAAGCCAAGGCTGCGGCCTACGGATTCGGCATCAAGCACGAAGGCGAGCGCATCACGGGGGTCGCGGGGGCGCAGGAAAGCTACATCAGCATCCGCATCTTCGAGCGTCCGAACTTCGAAAAGAGCGACATCGAAAAGCGCATCGGCGTTTCGGACATCGAAATCCGCACCAACGTTTGCAGGATGGGCGGCTGCAGTGCGATGGACGAGCTCCTCGAAGCGGCGGACGAGATCGAGCGCGGCGCGAAGCTCACGAACGACCTCCGCAGCCTGCACCTCGCCATCGAAGAGAAGTTCTGAAGCCGAGGCCCTGCAACCGACAGCGGCACCGCTCGAAAGAGCGGTGCTTCTCGTCGTTCACAAAACCGATAGGAGGTTCGTGTATGTTTCAATTTCTCAAGGCACTCTTCCACACCCGCGACAAGCCGCAGGATTCGTACCGCTTCTCGCAAGCGCCGTTTCTGTTCGGACGGTCGACGGCGGGGAAGCGCGTGAACGAGTTTACGGCGATGCAGACGACGGCGGTGTATGCCTGCGTGCGCATCCTCGCGGAGTCGATCGCGGGGCTGCCGCTTCATGTGTATGCGTATCGCGGGGACGGGCGGGAGCGCGTGCCGGGGCATCCGCTTTTCACCATTCTCCACGATGCGCCGAATCCTGAGATGACGTCGTTCGTGTTCCGCGAGACGCTCATGGTGCATCTGCTCCTCTGGGGCAACGCCTATGCGCAGATTCTGCGCGACCGGGCGGGGCGTGTGGCGGGGCTTTATCCGCTCTTGCCGAATCGGATGAGCGTGAATCGAGACGATGACGGGCGGCTGTATTACACGTACCAGCGCGTGACGGACGAGAATCCGAACTTCTCGAAAAGCGGAGAGGTCACATTATCGAGCGAGGATGTACTGCATATCCCAGGCCTCGGTTTCGATGGGCTCATCGGTTATTCGCCGATTGCCATGGCGCGGAATGCCGTGGGCATGACGCTGGCCTGTGAGGAATACGGCGCGTCGTTCTTCGCAAACGGGGCGCGGCCGGGCGGCGTGTTGCAGCATCCGGGCGTGCTCAAAGACCCAGCGAAGCTCCGCGAAAGCTGGCAGGCCGTCTACGGCGGCGCGGCGAACACGGGCAAGGTCGCGGTGCTCGAGGA